TCATAAACTAACAATAACTAACAAATTGTGATAACTCTTGCCTTAGCTTGGATAATCTTCAAATTAAAATATAAATAGGGGTTACTTTTTACAGTTCTCTGGAATTACTTTAGGAACAGCATTATTCCAATTAATACTATGGTGTAGGCGTCTATACACACTTCCCATTGGGCGTATCTTTGTACAAGAAGGAGCATACATAATTGTGTAGAAAGACTTAACATAAGTCCCACTATCTAAATATATATCAGTCATTCCGCCATTTGATTGTTGAGTTGTTACTTGATTCAAAGACACATGCGGAATCTGAAAAAACAAATTTCCTCTACTTCCTAGTAAAGTGTAGGTGTTTACATCTTCATTAATTTTACCAAAAAACTTAAAAGGCATGTTTGTATCACAAATAAATGAGTTCATTGCTTTCCGTTTAAGTAATTCACCACGAACTATATTATTCTGCTTTCCTCCGATAAAATCTCCTCTTTGAGCTAATGCAACAGCTAAAGCACCTGTTTTATTTTTGAAATCAATTAGAGCATCAAGTACTTTATCAAGATTGATAATGTTTTTCTGCTTCATTTCACCATATTGATTATAAGTGTATGAGAATTCCGTATAATCATCATCTAACTCAATAAAATATTGGTAGCCTTTTTCTTTTGCTATTTCAAAAGAAGCATTTCTCGCATAAATAATAGCTCGACGATCATTGAAGTTATCACCCTCATCTGTTTCTGATGCTATTTCTTTTTTGTCGAATACATATATGTTCTCGTAGTTTTTGCGATAACGATCTATCTTCGGATCTTCATTATCTAATACTATGATAATATCACCTGTATAGCCACATTTCCGTAATGTTTTTACTGTATGTACATTGTCAGGACGCCCATGTGTAAGTATCAATGCAACGAAGCTATTATTTTTCATCATTGCTATAATCCTCCAAATATGAGTCTGACAATTCTTTCTTTAAACAAACATATCCTAGTTCAATAGCTTTATTAAAATCTATAATGACAAGAGCTGAATTTTCCATTAAATTTTGAATGATGTTGTTTGAATGAGCATAAAATTCAGCAATTTTTCCATAATCGAAAACAATGTGCCTTGAAGCTGCAATCTGAAGAAAATCTTTAGTCTGCTTGTCTAAATTACACTCCTGAATTTGTTTCATCAGACAATTGTAAGTTTCAAGATTATAGAGTTCTGATATTGCAGGTTTATTGCCAGTCGGTGTGTAGATTGGAGATACTATTTTTTTTGTATAAAGATTATTATCTTTCTCATCGTCAGAATTATGGATATCAGTCGAAAGTTCGATCTCGTCTACTGAAAACTCCCAATCATTCAATACATCAGGCGAGAAGTTTTCTATCACTAACTTCCAATCGAATTCAGAAGTATCGGAAGTATGATTATCTGCTAGAGCTAGCAGTTTTCTCTTTTCATCTTCCGTAGATAGGTCTTTGCGCTTAATAACAATAAGCTCGGTACCGTCAGACTCAACAATACGTACTTTGAGTCCTAACTTTTGAGCTTCCTCATACACGCCATTTCCAGCGATTAACACATTGTCACGGTCGGCCAATACGGATCGACCGGCTCCACATTCAACCAGGCTTTTGTGGATAAGCCGCTTGTTTTCATCCCCATGGATACGATAGTTCCGGGGATCAATCTTAATTTCTACATTTTCTTCCATGACCAAGGAATTTTCACTAAAATATAGACTCCCCGGCTATTTTCTTTCTAATAAGTTCTTGCACTCCGTTATATATCTCATATAGCTGCTTCAATGTCTCTGGACCTTCCCATTCAGAGAAATTGCCATCCTGGAAGAAACGATACTCAAAAATGCGGGTAGCTGTCGTACCAAGGTTTAGACTTTCGAATGTTTCCCTTACTATGTGCAGCTTGTCTAATATTTCAGCGTTTCGATCTTCTGATTCATCTGAAATATCCTCAATATCTAGCCTGGAATAATCTACATTATCATCCACAGGCAGGGGCTTGTATCTACTCCTATACTGTGAAGTAGGAGAGGATGCGTTTAGCTTTATCATCTTCAAAACAAAGAAATCAAGCTCTGTATAGCCATTTCTTTTTGTCTCAAGTAATTTATCCAGTAACCTGCTTTTCTTTTGAAGGAGCGAACAAATGACCTCATTCAAGACGTCTGTTGCTTCGTCTGAAATACCAGCAAGCCCACAATGATACAAAGAGTAATCAAGCCAGCGTTCGTAGCGTTTAGTTATGTAATTATTTACTGCTTCACTTGCCATAAGCACAAAGATTTTATATATTTGCTGTTCCTAATAGCAATACAAAGCTTTATACTTATGAAAGCGGTCGGTGGTGGTACGCCGGCCGCATTTATTTTTCCAACTCTTTACCCTTGGCAATGTTGTAATTACACAAATACATCCCGATATCCATTTCGGTTACATCAGGGGGAGGAGTACTTTCACCGTAAATCTTACGTAGAGCCTCTTTATTGCCTCCCCATGCTTTCCAAAGTACCTTGGGCTCATACTTATCAGGCAGATATGGAAATAGCTCACAGAAGGCCTTGAAATCCTGTTTTGCTTTTTCTCGTTCTCTTCTGGTATTTTGAACTCCCGTAACGATATCTTTAATCAAGTTCTCGTTACGCGCATAGCCAGTTTCAGCCTTTTTTCGTACAAGTTCATTTTCTCTATGCTCAATCTCACGGCGTCTGTCTTTGCAAAAATCGGCAAGTGCAACCATGATTGCTTGATTGTTGATCTTCGATCCCCAAACGAACTGTCCGCGACTGCCGTTCTTTAACTGGGAGAAGAAAATACATAACTCGGCTAAATTCAGGTACCAGTAGCTGGATAGTATCGACAAGGCTGTTTCCGCTAGCTGGGCATTAGTCAATTCAACACCGGCATATCTCAATACAGATTTCAAATGCTCGGTAATGATCTCTATCGATGTTGAGTTGCTAAAGCTCCTGTTTACGTCTGCTAGAGTAGGTATATGCTCTGCATTAGCCACGTCATATAATGCGACATTACAGTTTAACTGCGCGATTGTCCCACTCCATTCAGCGACCAATTGAGAGGCTGTCGATCCAGTCTGTAAGGCCTGTTGTATCGGAGTTAACTCCTTTGGGGTTACTATTGTCTCCTGGACTATTTGCGACGGTCTTAGCACCACCTGCAGTCCTGTTTTTATTAATTCTCCGTTCATCTTTCTTGTTTTTAAGTTCAAATGTCAGCCATCGGGCAAAGTGAGACATCGCATCCTTAGGCGACTTCGCCGTTTCTCCTTCATTTTGCAATTTCATAAAGAACTTCTCCAGATACCCATAAAAGGTTTCTAGCGTGAAATCAGGGTTGCCGGAAGAACGAGTATTCATCGTTACTGTTTCCGCCCATGACCGATTTGATTTAAGTTCAGTATAACAGTCGTCCAAAGACTTGTCGAAAAAACTATCAGCCGGAAACAGATCTCCCACGCGTAAGGGAGATATTGTCTTATTGTCTTTAGTCTTATCTTTAATGTTAACCGTTTTACTTACCCTTTTACTTACCGTTTTACTTACCTCTTTACTTACCGTTTTACTTTCGTCAAGTAAGTAATAAACTGGCGATTTTGCATTCTTTTTACCCGATTCGAAAGTTATTAAACCTTTTTGCTGCAATCTGTTCCTAACTTCAATGACGGTCTTCTCTGATATACCGGTTGCGAGGACGATAGTCTTGTTGGGATGTTCAAACGGATTCTGCCAACCCCGAATATTGCACTCATTCAAGAGATAGAAGTACAAAAAGACTTCGTTCGGGCTGAATTCTACACTTCGATTCATCTTCCAAAATTGGTTTATATAATCTATATAGGTCATTGTATGCTATGCCGTCAGTTTCTGACGTATTAAGTTCATATTCTTTTTCACGAGTCCGATAATACGGTTATGGTACTCGGTATTACTATTGCAGGCTCCACGGGACTGAACAATACTGAATGTCTTTAAATTGACCTCTACGGTCTCAATATGTTTCTTGCCGATTCGAGCAGAAAGAATGAGTGAATCCTTTTCTTTATAATATTTATTTGTAAAGACGCAATGGTGCATGATTTCACCTTCTTGTTGAAACTCTTCAAGACTTTTGAGCGGTACTACGACTATTTTACCATCAGACATTTTTAGGTCAAAGAACTTCGATTTTTCTTTGATATAATTCTCTGCATCCTTCTTGAGTTTAAGCAATTGTTGCATTTCTTTAGCCTTGCGTTCTTTTTCATCATCACGTTTCTTTCTCGCCACATACAAGTCATGGGCTTTTTTTAGATTCTTAGGACAAACGTAATGGGCGTTATGCAGATCCTTACGATAATGTTCAAGTAGTTTCAGATAATCAAACCACATGGAAACATCCTTAATCCGATATTTATTTCGAAGGCAAATTTTAATAGACGGCCAATACATATCAATCTTGTAACGGTGTCCCTCGAAATAATCTATTAATTCATAACGTCTTGCCTTTAGAAGTGTTTCAGCCTTGGGAAAATGGGGAATTGTAATGGTGGCAGTAAGAAATGACATACCGCGTAATTTACAATCTATACCCATTTGAATATACTTAGGTCTAAAGACGGAGGCTGGATGATAGCGTTCACAATAAACATCATTACTACAACTGTAATAATATGATCCAACAACTTTATTACGTATCTCCAAATCTCCACACCATCCACAATATCCCGTATTGTTAGCACGAGCTACTACCTCCCGGTTGCCATCATCTTTTATCCAATGTTGCAGTATCTCACGAATAAAATAACGAGGATTCGCTTCTGCCTGATAGTAAGCAATCAATTCAAAGCTTCGGATAACTTGGAATTCTTCACAAATTTCCGCTTTGGCAATAAACATCGATTGTTTGTCTGTACGCTTCCTTGACTGTTCTATCTTCAAGGATGCACCACAATGAGGACAAATAGCACGCTTACGCTTTACAGGTTCCGGAGAGATGCGCTGCCCGCATTCCATACATATAACGCGTGTCTTGGTTGCATATCCTATATGTTTTAAACAATCGCTTTTAGCCCAGTCAATCATCATATTCTCAATATTAGGTAGCTGGCTACTTAAACCTGCTACTCTAAGCTGTAATTTCGTTCTTGGCTTCATAAGTCTTCAAATAATAAAAATTGTCCGGAAGGTATTTGCTTTTTCATCCCTTTACGCTTATTAGGGGCAGAAGCAGGCTTTTTAATTTCTGGTTGTTCTGTAGATGCTTCTTTTATCACATTTCCAGCTGATACCTTATAATTGGTTTGCTTACTAACTTTGATATCATCTTCATCGTAGTAATGAACTGCAAGCCCGAATACTTCATCGTCAGACATGAATACAGCGTTCCCACCGCGTTTTTTAGCTTCACCTATAATGTAATTGCAACATTCATCTATATTCTTATTTTGCTTCGCAAAAGAGGTGGCAAAGAGGGAATCTCTCTTTGCACGTTGCTCTAAATAAGATTGAATAACCTGTTTAAATGATTGGTTCTCTTTTCCCATGACTTTAATTATTAATTGATAAAGGCATTAATAGATAGGTTAAGCTTTTTACTTCTTCGTCGCAGCGGGTAAGAAGTGAAGCTTGCGATGGATCGCTCATAGTGATGGCAATATCTTCCGAAGGAATGTTATTCATCATTTCAATCAAGAAGCTACTTCTAAAGCCGATTTCAATATTACAGCCTGACTGCAGGATAATCGTTTCTTCTGCAGACTTAGAAAAATCTAAATCATGAGCTGCAATTTTAAGAGAGTCAGAATCGAACTTGAGGACTACCAAAGACGAACTTTCATCACAGAAGACAGATACGCGCTTTAAAGCTGACACAATATCAGCTTTCTTTAATACAGCACGATTTGGTTGCTTTTGAGGAATAACAGCGCGATAGTTAGGATACCGGCCTTCGATCATACGGCAGATTAACCGGTATGAATCAAACTCAAATAAAATATTAGTCTGATTTACCGATATCTCTACTTCCATGCAATCTTCCGGAACAATGTTAGAAAGTACTTTAGCAAACTTGCTCGGCAGGATAAAGGCCGCCCGTTCCTTGCGCGTATAAGCGGATGGATTCTCAATCATTGCTAGGCGGGTACCATCTGTTGCGACAAATGACATTGAATCTAAACCGATATCAAAATAGATACCATTCAGTACCGGACGGAGTTCATCATTGGCACTACAGATCAAAACTTGCCTTATTCCGTATAATAAATCATTGCCTGATACAAGAAATGGGCTGGCGGTATCATCCGTACTCATAGATGGGTATTGATCTCCTTTCTCAATAGGTATTGAGAACTTACCGTTTGCATACTTGACAATCAATTCCTTTTCAAGAATGGATATAATCAAAGGTTGTTCGGGAATCTCTTTTAGTCCGTCAAGTAATGTTTTTGCATTAGCCATGAAAGTGTAATTGGTGAAGTCTGCGCTACCATCTATGTTTGTAGAGATGCGTCCACCTTCTTCACCTGCGGTTACTAGAATGACTCCAAATTCATCTATAACAAACAAAAAGTTATCATAGGCAGGTAATGAGTTTTTAGGCTGTATAATTCGCCCGACTGATTTTAGCTTATCTGATAAAGCTGTTTTTGATACTGTAATTTCCATGCGTCATTGTTTTTTGGCGCATAACATAAAGAGGAGATAGGTTTCAGTAATTAAAAGCTATTAAATTGTATAGGAACAACAAAAGCCGGATAAAATCATTGTTTTATCCAGCTCAACACCATTATGTTTGCAAATATATAGAGAGTTTTTGTATTTGCAAACGTTTCAGTCTTTTTTTTCTTCTTTTTTTTGCAATAAATCCAATACAGCCCGATTTGCCTTGTCGCAAATACTATAATCTATATCAATGTAAATATCAGCCATTTTATAGTCATTGTTCACATGGCCAAGACAGAAGTCGATGTCAGCTTTTGGTACTCCGGCTTTATTTCTTGCTAAACTAGCCCATGTGTGGCGCGCCCAATTAGTAGTAACTTTAAAATCAATCTCTAAATTCAAGCAAATGTCTTTCAGCCCACTATTGATTGCACGCATGAAATTGTTCAAGCTGCAATAGTTAGTATGAAAGTAGGAGAGGAAATACCCTTCTGTATATTTATCAAGAAGTGTGCGAAGTTCCGGTTCGATCTTTACGGAAAGTGGTACCTGTTCGTGATTTTTATCCGTATTCGTCTTTGAACGTGTGTACTCTAATCTTCCGCGACGTTCGCACGAAATACTATAAAGGTCGTTGATGTTGACCCCCATCATGTAAAACATCATCATAAATACGTCTCGTGCCATATTAGTTCGTCTTTTATCGGACTGGAAATCTCGAATTCTTAATAAGGTATTGATGTCTATATTCTTTCTTTTTCTTCGATACTCTGGAATCTCTGCCTTTTTAAACGGATCACCAGGTATTCTTATGATATCGAAGTCCTCGTTGTTATAATAGAGTTTGGCTTTGTTGTATAATGCTCTTAAGCCTCTAAGATAATGGCTTATTGTGCCAGGTTCTAGCGGAATACCTGCTGGGCCTGATTGATACAGGTCTTTTATCATCTTATTTAGTAGGAATGAGGTGATTAACTTAATATCTATCTTTTTCCTTTTCGTGTACCAGCATAGAGTATCGATAGAAGAGCTGTACCATTCGGCTGTTTTCTTCTTTTTCGTCTGAATTACTATGTTTTGAGCGAATTCTACGAAGTCTATAAATTCAGCATCAGGAGCGAGAGATTTTTCTATTTCCTCCTTGAGATCCATGCAAGACATGAATTGTGTTCTATCTTGCCCCAATTTTAAATATTCTCTCCGGATCTTCTGGATATACGCATTTATTTCGTATTCTATCATTTCTCCGTTTGTCACTCCCGATAAGATTCTTCCGGATTCGTCCATGTTTTCAGGGCGGATATAATAAGCGGTAGATATATACTGTGACTCTCTATTATGATATATTCTAATCTTTATATTAGATGTTCCATCTAGTTTTATGTGTCTTCCAGTTTGGAAAACAACTGCTTTAAATGTTGCCATATACTGTTTTAATGTTTTTTAAAGGTTAAAAAATGCATTAAACAGCTTGAATCGGGGTTATTTGATAGGAAATTACTTTAATTTCCCCTAAACGAATGTAAATAGAGAAACTTGTTCAAAGATAGTTCAAAGAAATAGCCTCTTTATTTGCCCCAAAACGGGGTATAATTGTGTCTAATTTACATAAACGAAAAAAGCCGATACAAACTGTATCAGCTCAACACCATTCAATTTTTCTTGACTTGAATTTTTCGTCGGGGTAGCGGGATTCGAACCCAC